AGCACTTGCACCAGCAACTGTGTTACCGGCGGATAAAGCAGCAGCGTCCCACGGCGCAACACCACTAGCAATTCCTTCGCCCAACCAAGCGCCATTGCCGAAGGCCGAAGCACCTGCTTCAGCGCCAGCAGCACCTGCTCCGCCTAAAAGACCGGAGTTAAACAAAGCACCGGCACCGCCAATAGTGGCAAGGAAAGCCAGTGTCTTTGCCATGTCGTCTTTTTCTTCAAAACGACCGATAAAGTTACCCTGTGCATCGTACTCGTTGTACATGCCTTGGGCGTCAGCGGGGCCACGATAACCAGCAACGTAGCCGGTAGCGGGAGCGCCTGAGACTTCAGCGGCAGTGTTCTCCCAGCGCTGACCCAGCAACGGAGAATACCCGTCTGGGAGCATACCAGCGGCTTGGTTCAGATTTACAGCCAGGTTGTTTAAGTCTGCACCAGACAAAGCACCCTGTAAAGACTCTACTTGGCTGGGGGCTAAATTAGTAGGCATAAAGTTAGCCGCTTGGTTGGCATTTACGTTCATGCCCAGCGAGGTGTTCAGATACCCGGCCACCTGCTCAGGGTTGTAACCCGCAGACGATGCCAAAGACCCGGCAGTAGCATAATCGCCTGCTGCGATAGCCTGGTTAAACGCCGCTAATTGTTCAGCAGTTGCCATTATGCTTTCCTTATAACCTCAAATGTGTTAATGATGCTCATGTCAGAGCCTGTCTCGGATTCTGCCCGGATTTGGTCGCCTTCTTCAAGCACGATATAGGCACCACCATCAAACTTCAGGAAATTACCTGCTGTCAGGATGTAGTTGTCCAACACTTTGATCTCTACGTTGGTGCTTTTGTCATACCAGAACACATCCACAAACTTGTTGTTGCCGGTGTGGTTGACAATGTAGCAAAGGTTCCACAGAGCATAGTAACCCGTAGGAACAGTGTAAACAGTTGTTTTTAGTGCCGCTGTTAGGTTGTTACCTACGGATATTTGTCTCATTACAGAGCTTCCTCTTTCTCAAGTTTAGCAGGACGGCCACGCTTGGGTGTTTCCTCAACCGGCTTAACATCCTCTACTACCATTTCATAGTCGGGGTGCTTCTTCATGCCCTCAACGTCCCACTCAGGGAAGTCATAAACCAAACCAGACAATTTACATTTAAATTTCATACTAGCCTTTCTGGATCATTCCGTGAACGATCTAAAAAAGCCAGCCCCGAAGGGCCAGCCAGAAGGTCAGAAGTCGTAACGACCGACCATGAATTTAGCGGTGGTGGAAGCCAAGTCCACAGCACCAGCCGTATTGTTCAACAGTGTCAGGGTGACAGTATCAGCAGCAGTCACAGCGCCTGCAACCACAGCATCGACCGTATCCACACCTAACGAAACACCGAAAACCACATCACCCAGAGCAACACCAGGAACAGTAACATCCACCGAAGCGAATGTGCCCGAACCTGTAGCAGCGTTGCCAAAGTTAACAGTCTCAGAAACTTCCCAAAAATCAGAGAAGATTCCTTGAAACTGTTGACGACCACGTGTAGCAGGCATTTGTATCTCCTAAAGAAAGAGGGGCACTAAGACCCCTCAGTTAAACATTAGGCCGGAACAGCCAGAGCCACGGCAGAACCGTCACGCAGTTCTTTCACGCCATACAGCATGTCAGAGGTGAACAGCGTACCCAGGTACTCTTGCTTGTACTGAGTCTGCGAACGAACGCCCATCTGCTCAACCAGAACCGCGAAGTCCTTGTGTGCCAGCAGGCAGATACGGGTCGATGTCGAGCCAGAGGTGGTGTCAGCGTTTGTGGTAACAAACACCGGAACACCGTACACGTTGCCGATCTCGCCGTTACGGATGGTGGCGCCATCACCAACGAAAGCCTGCTCGGTGAAACGAGCGATACCCATCATGGTGTTGCGGGTAGACGGCGGAACGATAAGGAAACGGTTGTCCATCGGCACATCGTTGTCGTCCAGACGCTGGATTGAGCGACGGATAGCAGCATCGGTCAGAGCGCCAAAGCCGGTGTTGGAACCAGCAACATAGGCGGTCGTGCCGTCAGCACCCGAGAAAGCACCGCTGTAAGCGCTGGTGCCACCGCCGCCTTGCACACCGCGACCCAGTTGAACCAGATCGGTGTCAACTTGACGGGCCAGAGCGTAGCCAGCGTCGTCAGTGTAGAACTGACGCAGCGACGACAGAGCCTGGGCTTCCACGATATCTTCGATCAGTCGGCTGTACTCGTAGTGCTTGTCAATGTTCACAACCACTTCGTTCTCGGTTGCTGCAATCAGCGTAACCTGTGTCGAAGCAGACTTCACCGAAGCGTTACCGCGTGTCGGCGACGGGATGTGAACGGAATCACCCTTCTTGCCCTTGAATGCCATCTTCTTGACGAGGTTGGCGGCAACGAGGTTCTTCTTGTACGACGCAATAATCTCATCACTCCAAATCTCAGGAATGAATGTTGCGCCGGTCGTCGTAGTGACGTGATTTGTACCTAAAGGCATAATTAAATCTCCATAAAATTAAAAGTTATTTAACCCTCCCCTCGGCGTAGGCTTGCATGATTTCAGTTTGCAGAGCCTCATAGCGATTGGGGTCAGTCATCTTGAGCCGGATAAGGTCGGCACGGCGATAGACCTTCTTGGAGGATTCCCCGGTTCCACCTGTGTCAACAGCGGCGGCTTTTAAAGACTGTGTACGTTCTGTCTTGGCAGTTTCCGTAACTTGTTGTGTCTTAGCCGTCCGAATCTGTTTGAAGGTAGACAGAAGTTCGTCAGCAGCGTTGTAGTCATACTGTGCATCAGCCAATGCGTACATATTCAGACGCATCGGAGAAGCCTTCACCCACTCAATGAACTCGCCATCCCGAACCACCTCTGCAAAATCAGGGTGCTTTTTAGCGAGTGCTGCTTGAGTCTGTAATTGCCTCATCTGAGCGGCTGCTTGTTTAGCGGCCAACACATCAGGGTGACTTTCAACTGCTTTACGAACCGCCTGCTTGGGGTCTTCAAAGAAGTCTAACTCAGTTTCTTCTTTTGTCGGTTCTGGTTGCTTTGCCGAGAGTTGTTGCTTCAACAGTTGGTCAGCAAGTCGTCGTACCTCACCCACTTCCTGTGCCTGCCGACCAATCAGCCGTTCAGCCTCTTGGTGCATGGTCACAATCTCCTCAAGACTCTTGCCCTTGTATTTGTCGGGAATCTTGGGGGTTTCTGCGGGTGCCTCCGCTACAGGGGCTTTTTGCTCCTCTGCGTCCAACTCACTCAGTTGATTCAGGTCATCGTCATTATCAATAAGAGCCATACCAAACCTTTCGTCCTGCCATAACGGTTTTAGGACATTTATCTATGCACTCAGGTTCCCGCTTACTCCCCATGAGAAGCGGCCTGCTTGCGTTCTTGCTGAAGTTTCTCTGCACGAACACGCTCCCACCGGTCATAGGCACCAGGGAAAGCACCAGTAATGCCCTCCAACTTGACCGTACCGGCAGAAACGATCCTGACAGCATCCTTACCGCATTCTTTACACGGCGCAGAGCGAACGCTATCATCCACAAAAGATTCCGTAACGTGGCCCTCGGAGCAGCGAAATTCAAAGATTCGTTTCATCTTTCAACTCCTCATAGGCTTTACCGCAGGCATCACGGCGGGTTAGAAGCAAATCCAATATGTCAATCTGGCCTTTCCTGAAATACAAATCGTTCGCGTCAGTGACCAGTGATAAATTATTGGTTGCGTCTTTAATCTTCTGTAAATCCTCAATCAAGTCAGCCCACCCAGGCATAGCCATCATGGTGAACTGATTTTCATAGTATTTCTGTAATTCAGGTGTCACGGATTGTTCCTTTCTGGAGTCCTTATACCCATATATTATATATCAAATTGTAAATTATGTCAAGTGTAAACAGTAGGGTCTTTGTACAAAATTACCCAAGAAGTACCGTTATAGTACTTCATCACGGCATTTATACCAAAACCTACGGCACCGCCAGACTCTGTAGCCGCCAGTGTACCAATCCGGCCCAGCGTACCTGTAATGCCTGGATTGACATAACCTTCTTCAACGTATCCTTCTTGAACATAGCCGCCTAATACATCAGAGCCTGTTTCTGTTGCGCTGAATGAGCCAGAAACACCGCCTAGTGTAGAACCGGTAGCACTAAAGGTATCTGTACCTACTTCAGTAGCCGATAACGACCCTGAAACAAGGACAGTCCCTGTTGAAGCAAAGGTATCAGAACCTGTTTCAGACGCTACTAAAGCACCTGTTATGATGACCTTACCAGAAGCACTAAATGTGTCTGAACCTACCTCAGTAGCCGCCAGTGAGCCGCTAACGCCAGTTATAACAGCGCCAGAAGCACTAAAGGTATCGCTTCCTGTCTCAGTAGCTGCTAAAGAGCCGCTGATAACGCTAGTTACAGTACCTGATGCACTGAAAGTGTCTGAACCTACTTCAGTAACTGCTAAAGAACCTTTAACAATTACGTCGCCTTCTGCTGAAAAGGTATCAGAACCTGTTTCTGTAGCAGACAGCGATCCAGTACGTTCCGGTAGCGTTTCCCGCAACCTAAGCAGGACTAACGGGCCGCGAACGTTTGTGGTTGTACCACCAGCAGTAGCGGTAATTGTGGGCGCTGCCGAAGCAGTACCACTAGCAACTGTTGTCCAAGCACTGAAACCACCGATGTCGTTACCGGTCTGAGAGTCAGGTTCGTTAAACTCTGTCGGTGTATCAAACGTAGCGCCTGTCGCGCTAATTGCGTGTGCTGAAAATTGGTTAGGTGTGCTAACGTCAGTCGGAACACACATTGCCCAAATGAGCAAGTCATCCGTTGTTAGCCCAGGGTTAGCTGCAAGTGTAACACTAACGTTACCGGCTGTTGTATCGGAGCCGTCGCTAGAACCATAACTAATCGTACCACCATTAGTCGGCACCCGCACCATAAAGGCCCAAGTGACGTTGTTAGTACCGATAGTAACGCTTAAGTTACCTGTTTCGTTACCGGTAACAGTGTCCTTAGTATAAAAACGAAGGTTAGTGTTACCGGTATCGGCACCTAAAGTGGTACCATAACCGCCTGCACCTGTAAGGCTGTCCCGTAACGTCCACCCAGAAGGGGTAGTTACCGTACCGCCGTTTGCGGTAGACGGTTTTTGACCAACAATCAGTACGATTTGGTTTGTTGAAGTAAGGCCGCTTGGGTACGCCGGAGAAACTGAGGTTCCGCCACTGGCTGAATAGGCTACCGCTGCGGCGACCGGTGTTCCAAATGCCATACGTTACCTTTCACGTATACGGAGGCGTATAACTAGGTGTTCCAAACTTATTTACTTGATAATAGAAGTCGACGCCAATTAAAAAAGCATCGCCAGTAAATGTGTCATTTACATGTCCGCCATCACGGAACAAACGAATAAGGAAACGCATGTTAGGAACAGCGTCTTCACCAGGAAACGGTGTGCTAACTAACTGAAAATGTTTATAAGCAGTTCCGTCCGCCGCTTGTTCATAGTATTCTGTTACTGAAGAATTAAAAGTTCCGTTAACTCCGGCCCAAATATATTCAATACCCCAGCGAACAGTGCCTGTGTTTGTACTGTTACCAGGACTCCAGTGGAATGCCAAATAAAGATCAGTCCCAGGTGCCCATGCTAAAGGAACGTCCCAGTTAGTATACGCTTCGCTTAAAGCGCTAGGAACAAACGCATATGCGGCGATACCATCACGAAACGTTGCTAATTCTGCGGGGTTTCCTAAACCATCCCGAACAGACGGCTCTAGTCCGTCCATTGCCCAAGCTGTTTCAGTACGCCCGTCTAAATCAGTAAAGTTACCGTCTAGTTCAGCATGTGTAAGAGGACTGCCTTTTGTAGAACGCAGTGTAATGGTCATAAAACCACCTTACGCGTGCGTGATAGCAGCCGAAGTAATCGTAACTGTTTGACCAGAGGTAATGGATGTGCTATCAAGATTAATGTCAGAACCTGATGTACCAACAGTCAGACCGGTAATCACATCGGTACCGTTGCTGTCGCGGATACGGGCAGCAGCAGCAGTACCGGTAGCGTTGGCGCTGGTATCGCTTTTGGGGAAGCCCGAGAATGTCAGAACACCACCAGAGGCAGAAGATGCACACGGATCATTCAGCGTAATCTCAGCCAGCACGGTGCCCATGCCTGTCGTACCAATCTGGAGCACACCGGCACCAGAACCACCGTCGATCTGTGCTGCCACAGCATCCATACGGGCATTCTTCACAGCAGTTGTATAAGTAACAGCCATTTTCTATCCTTTAAGAAATGTCAAACCAAATGTCGCCTACCGATGCACCTACAGGCTCAGTGGCTTGAACAAAAATACGTGGGCCAGCATATTGTTGGATTAGTGTAGATGACGCACCCTGAGACTTTTCTGTTAACAGCGGGCCTGCATCAATTTCTACACCATCCGACATCTTGAAGACCAAGGAACCGTCAGCAGCAATCTCGGCATCTACAACGGAAACACCATCTTTTCCGTCTTTGCCATCCTTGCCGTCTTTCCCGTCCCTTCCGGCGATACCTTGTGGCCCCTGTGGGCCTTGGATACCTTGTACGCCGTCTTTACCTGGCCTGCCTTCCGGCCCTTGTGGGCCTTCCAGCTTCTTAATCGTGTCGGCTCTGTCGGACAACTCCCGTACTTGCTTCTTGAGTTTTCCAACATTATCAGCCAGTAACAGGAGTTTGTCGTCGTCCATCATTCACCTAAAGATTGCTTAAACTGAGCGTCTGAAGCCTTTTTAGCCTCCATCTGAGCCAAGGCAATGCGCTCATTGCTGTCAATGTCCTTCTCTTTGAGGGCGATTTCAGCCAGTTTAACCCGGCGCTCGAAATCTTTGCTCTCATTGTCCTCGTTGAGGTTGTTGGACAGTGCTGCAATGTACTTTGCCTGTGCCACTTGCGGGGCAATCTCCGCTTCCACAGCAGATTTCTGTGCCTCAGCCGCTTCACGCTGCGCTTTAGCCTGCAACTCAGCAATCTGAGCCTGTAAAAGCGCCATTTGCATCTGTTGCTGCTGCATCGCCGCCTGTTGTTGCTCCGGATTCGGCTGATTCATCTGCGCCAAGGCACCCAGAATCTCGCCACGGTTGCTCAGGCTGCTGTTTTGAACAATTCCTTGCAGAATCAGCGGCAGAACCGGTGTCTCCGGGCCTAAAGTCTGCAACAGAGCAATCATTTGCTGCTGTTCAAACTCACGGGCCAAGATACCCAGCGTTGCGGTCGGGATAAACTCCATATCCTCGGCCGGATAACGGTCAGGATCAAACTGCATGTAGCGCCAAGCAGCCTTGTTGATGAAGGGGATCATGAAATCCTCTTGGAAATTCGACAAGGTGCGCTTGTATTTCTTGATAATCCCCGCCATCGCCATGCTCATGCCGCCAGCACCAGCATCACGCGGGGCATTGGAGGGCATTCCGGCGCTATCCACGGTGCCGGTAGCCTGCAACAGCATACGCTCAAAGTTCTGAGCCGCTGCAACAGCGTTTTGATCGGTCTGACCGAACTTGAACGGGCTTAAAATCTCAGCCGGGTTGCCGTTTGTAAGGATTGCCTTACCGGGCTTGATCTCAAACTTGGCTCCACGCGGCAGTCGCGTAGCATCCATAGCGATCATCGGGGCAGTTGTCAGCGCCAGAGAGTCCATATGGGCGCGTAACTGGCCGTCGATGGCCTTCTGCATGTTGTAAGCCTTCTCAACCGTGCCACGGCCCCAGAAACGACCGGGAACAGTGTCATCCTGGTACGCAATGACCGGACGATCCTTCATCATGTACGGGTTCGGCTCGGCTTTCAGCAGCAGACTGTCGTTGGCGATCACCACAATGGCTTCCACCAAGTTGCAATGCTCGTCTGCCTTGCTGCCTTCAGGGAATAATTCTTCGTATTCCTCGTCGTCGGTACCCTCAAGGTACTCACGCGGCACCAAACCGTAGTAAGTCAGCAGTTTAACTTTGTCATCGTCAAACTTACGGGCATCCTGAGTGGCCTCAAGAGCATCATCCGTAGGCATTGTGTCGATGTCTACCTTCTTGTAAATACCCTTTTCAATGCCTTCCACCACCTTGTGGATAGACACAAACTTCTCAATCGCCACGCCAAGGGCATCGTCGATGGTTTCAGCGTTGGGATCAATCAGGAAATTCTTGGGATTGACCGGCTTTAACTTGATGCAGACACGCTCAGTCTCGGTAACGCCAATCGCAGCAGCTCCAGACATGCCCGGAATCGGCTGTGTGTCCGGCGTGTACTTGTATTCGGACTTGACGACAATCTCACCGATGCCGGTGCCGTAGATTTCTGCCATCAACTCGATGTGGTCAACCGATTTCTTGATCTTGTCGCGGCTGAAATCCTCCATCAGTTGCTTCTTGATGGCTTCCACATCCAGCGGATTCTGGTTTACGTCCTTGATGTCATCCTTAATGTCAAAGAACTCACCGCTACCGAAGATGGCTTCCATGATCTCAGCGTGGCGGGTCTCCACAGCCTGCTGCGTGGCAGGGCTGATGATGCGGCTACGCTCAGACTCACGCATCCGGTCAGCAGAATCCCACTGACCACGAAAGATGCGCTCATATTCCAGCCAGGAATCAAGGTAGTTACTGTCCCGGTGGTCACGCCAGCGGTCAGTATGGTCAACGATCCACGACACCAGTTCTTTTTCTTCTTCTGTCGGTTCGTCGAATTCAGGTTGCTTTTCGTAGTCTTCCATCACCACTTCACCTTATCGGCCCAGTAAGCAGCAGACATCTTGCCCTTGGCAATGTTGTCGGCGTGTCGAGCCTTGAAAGATTTATTACGGGCAGTGCCTTCCGGAGAACCAGAAACACCTTGCTGTCCAAAACGGATAGTCTTTACTTGATCGCCATCTTTGGCTACCACCACATGACTCTTGGTTGGGTGGTCAGGTGTGCGCTTGGGCTTGTTGTAGCCAGAGACACCAGCACGGGTAAGCCGAGAGTCTTTGGTAGCCATCACTTGCCCTTCATCATGCACTTACCGGCTTTCTTGCACTTGGCCGGAGTAGGGCACCCTGCACAGGGCTTGAATTCTTTCATCGGGATTGTCTTTTTAGTAGCCATTCTTTTTACCTTTCTTGGCAGTCTTGGCTGCATCCTTGAAGTCCTTGGCGCTAGGGGCACCCTTGTCACCCGGCTTACGCATCTTCTCACCGCTACCGGCTTCGATGCGCTTACGCTTGGCGTTGATGTTTGCGTACAGTCCTGGTTTCATTTAGTACCCCGCTACTTTGTCCATAATGACGTAATCTTCTTCGTCATAGTCTTGGTTATAGTTTGCTACGGCTAACTGATCTATGTAGGAGAGCGCATCAACAAGATCATCGTGAACGCCAGCAGTAGGAAACATAATAAGTTGGTCTTTAAATTCTTCCCAATCTTCTTCTTCATTGAACGAAATCCTGCCGTGCTCCATGCGGCCCTGAAGACTCCAGACAACCCGATCAGTCTTTTTCTTGTTGCCGTGAGTAAGGTCTTGAATGTGTGCATAAATGTTATTCTTCCTCATCAAGTCATTCAGATAGGGCAGAACAGCATTCTTCAATGCCCCTCGTTCAATACCAACTCCAATCGGCTGATAGTCCCGGATTGTTTTCAGGATGTTTACCGCTGTCTCTCGGATGTCCCACCGACCATGCAGAATCTTGTCAACCCACCAGTTGCCGTTGTCTTCCAACTTTACAATTGCAATCGCAGTCTCATCCAGCCGCTTCTTGGAGGCTGTTGCCTGCTTGCCTACTTCCTCAAAGCCAGCCAAGTCGATAGCCACGACATACTGACCGTACTGAGGCTCAGGTGCAGTCTTGAACCATTCTTCCTTGAAGACATCAGAACCAGCATTGTCGAAGGAACTTAAATATTCCTGTTTGAACGCAAACGAGCTAAGTGTACGCTTAGCCGCTTCAATTTCCTTAGGGTCGATCGTCTCGTTGTCTGCTGTAGTGAAGTGCCAACTTTTCCATTCGTCATCTGTCCCATCTTGACCAAACTTAAAAGTATCGTAAAACCAATTACGACCTGAAGGAGTAGAAATGAAAAGAGCACGACCTTTTTTGTCTGAGAGAGCAGCACGAAGAATCTTTTCCCAAACTTCCTGCTTAATGAACGCACACTCATCTAGCACCAGATACGTTAAGGACACACCACGAAGGCTGTCGGGGTTATCGGCACCACGCACCAGAATCTTCCTGCCGTTAATCAGGCTGATCTCCAGGTTGTTAACGTGGCTAGACTTGATGACTGGCCTACCTAAGTCCTGAAGCAAGTCCCAGATAATTGTCCGGGCTTGTCCCATCGTAGGGGCCACATACATCACGCTAGACCCTTCCGGGCAATTCAGAGCCTCAATCAACAGGCTCACGGCAGACAGGCGGGACTTACCACAACGTCGTCCGGCAGCAACCACCTTGAATCGGGTGGGGTCTGTAAACACCTTCTTTTGCCATTCCAGCAGCTTGAAGTTAAGTTCCATCATCTTCCTCCCGGTACTCTACGTCCTGAACCTCCTCCACCACCTCAGCGGTAGGCTGGTTCAACCCGGAGATATTAATGCTGATTTGTGGCATAGAACCACCCTGCTTGGCTTGGTCAAAAGCAGACACCGGAACAACCCGGTCTACAACCAACTTCCAGGCAGCAGCTTGGTGGGGGTGCTCATCGTTAAGGGCAGCATCAAATATCTTCTCTAAGACCTTAGAAGATTTCGGGGACAACAACATTCTGTCCCTATACTCATTGATGATGGCTGCTGTCCCTTTAGGACGACCAACAGACCTACTTTCCTTCATTTCCTTCAAGGCTGTCTTAGGCGGACGGCCTTTAGGATTTCCACTTGGTTTTGTCATCTTTCACCTTTACCCCTGACGGGAGGACAATCTTCCACTCATACCTATTATTATACCATACTTTTTACAAAAGTCAACACTTTTGTTGAAGACAACCCAAAGAAAGTTAGACAACATCAAGGTGTCAGGATTCTGTAAGTGTTCTCTACTTTAAAGTTACTTTAATGTATATATACTTATAGTATTACTTCTTTAATGATTACTTTAATAGTGTATTTACTTATAAAGTAATACTTATAAAGTAACATCTATGTTAACGTCCTAGTACTATAGAGTATAGGGTAACACAGAAGTCTGATCTTGTCAAGCACTTTCTTCAGTCTTTACACAAGAAGGCTTTAAAGGCTCTATAAGCCCTTGATGGGCTGTCTCGCTACCCTGCCATAGCCTTGTCTGTTTTAAGGGCTTGTAGGCTGTTTTAGAGGCTTCTAGGCGTATTGACCTTTGGTTGTGTCTTAGTTTATGGGTTCCCTTCCTAGTTCCCCATTCAGGGTGTCCAGATTCCACCGTCCTAGTCCTTCATCTGTCCCCAATTAAGTCCTTATAGATCAAACACTTACACTATTTCTTAAGTGTTGCTATCCTGGCTACAACTGTTCTTATTTTACTTCTTTTTCAGTTATCTTTTTTGTGTACGGGAGGGGCTCCCACAATAATTCCTCAACAGTCAGTACCCCTCCCCCCCTGTCAAGTTAGTAAGCACACACTATAGGTAGCGTGTCAGTGAGCACTCACACACTATAGGTAGTGTACCACACCAGGCTTGTAAGTAAGCACTCACATGACCTGGGAAGTTACTCACAAGTTATCCACAAGGGGCGAGTAAGGGGCGATGTGGGACCATATAAGAGGTACTATCAAGGGACAACCCAGTGCCTCGGTCTCTCACACAATGTTACTTTGTAAAGTATTGTAAAGATAGAGAAACCTAGGGCTTACCCTATAGACAACCCTGCAGCGGGGGCGTTATAGTTACTACATCGCAAGCAATAACGCAAGCGATACAACCCAAGAGGACAACATGAAGATCAGTACCGAACACATTCGCTGGGATGTTATGGTGGGTGACGCAAGCACAGGCGACGATTATGTAGCGTGCTACTGCGCCGACAATGAGGGCCTTGTGCAAGTGGTGGACTATGGGGATCGTGGGGTAACTATCGAGGACCAGTTATATGTTGTGAAACGATTTCCCAAAGTAGATACGGAGGAGCATATTTTGGATATCTTGAAGGATGCTGAAAAATACTTAGCCGCAACATATAATGATGTGTTTCAGGATTTCCGGATTGATCGTTGACAATATCCACTGTAGCGCCTACAATGTGGGCGCTGTGGTGGGCACTGTCGCCCTGTCACCCTGGAGCTACTAGCATGTTGATTCCCGTCTATGACAATCGAACCATTGTGGCCTATGCGCGCAGCGCCAAACACGCCCAGACTATCCTGCGCGGTATGCTGCAGCATATCCCCAAAGGATGGAAAATCACTGTTCGCGAGCGTGATACCAGCATCATTGACCTACCCGCTGGCCTGGTCTATTCTGTCCACCCGTAATAACCCCACACTTGCAAGGGGCTTTCCTGGCCCCTACAATGCACCCATCACTAACCCTACGGAGAAACACACTATGACCACCGAAGCAACCCTTTTGATGACGTTCCGCGACCGCATCTCCGGCTTTGCAGGGCAGGAAGGCCGCAACAACCCTGAGCTTCAGCAGGCCGTCAAAGCCGCTGGCGCAGACATTGTGAAAGCCCTGCAGCAGAACCATGGGCATTCCCTCGCGGATGCTGTGGCCCTGCTGCGTATGGTTCTGAACGGCCTTAACATCAAGTGAGACACACATGGCTGACATTCTTACCTCTATCATCTTGGGCATGATCTCTGCCGCTCTTGCCCTGGCGTACTTTGACGTTCTGTTTTTCTGACCCTAAACCATTGGAAACCATATCATGAAAACCCGCGTAACACTCGACGATTTTGTGCAAGCATTCAAGGATCATGGCCGCGAATCGCAATTCTCGCGCCCTGCGCTGTACGGCCTGTTCAATTACTTGGAACAGTACGAGGAAGATACGGGCGAGGATGTCGATCTTGACGTTATCGCGCTTTGCTGCGACTACACAGAGGCCGACTACAAAGACATTGCAGACGACTATGGGATTGACGTTTCTGAGTGCGCCGATGTCGAGGATATGCGCGAAGCTGTCTTGAATCACCTTCAGGATGAAACCCTGGTTGTCTGGTATGATGACGAAAGCGTGCTTTTTGCTAACTTCTGAGGTGCTACTATGTACGAGGTAAGGTTTAGAACAAGCGGCATCGTAGCGGTGCGCTTCACCAGCAGGGGCGCTGCTGCTGCATGGGTGCAGCGTAACGATACCGACGCCGAGGGCAACCCTGTCGGGATGTTCACCATTGTAAAGGTGAAATGAAATGTCAAACTACTGTCTTGCAACCGTTCGTTTTCGTCCAGGGGCGCAGCCTTACACCTACAAAACCGACGCCGGTATTCAGGTTGGCGACAAAATATCGATTTATTCGTGGGTCAGTCAGTCAAGGGTAAGCCTACCCGTGGAAGAAATCAAACCGATGGACGACAAAACATCATACACTTACGCAAGAAAGGACTAACATGGAGCACTCTGTACCGATGCACATTGAAGAGCTTCTTACCCTGCTGGAGGAGATTCAGGCGGGGGATGAAGTAGAAATTTTCGACTATATCGACGACGAGGAAATGAACGATGAATAAGACACTTGCAACCCTGGCGCTTGCCCTGTCCGTGGGGCTTGCACATGCTCAGGCTATCCCTGAACCCACCCGCATTGCAACCACTGCTATCTGCTGGGGGCAAGAGGATGGCCGTAGAATCCTCACAGAGCTGCTTAAAGGGCCATACAAGCCTCTGTTGGAGGCACGGGAAGGGGAGGGTACTACACCAAGTAAAATCGTGATCCTGGCGGATTCTAGCGATGGGGAGATTTTGTTATTCCGTCTGCTGCCTTCGGGCTTGTGTCTCATGGCTCAGGGGTACATTGAGAAACTGGCAGACAAGGTATTCAAGGGGATTTGACATGCGTTGTTCATGCTGCGACCGACAATTGAACGACTACGAGGCCACCCGCAAGAACGCCATCACCGGGGAATACTTCGACCTATGCCAAGCCTGCTTTGCTAGTGTCGCCGAGGTGACTCCGTTGCAGGTACGCGACAGAAAAGACCTGTTGATGCAGGAGGATGTGACACAGGAGCTACTAGACATTGACAACGAGGCAGAAATGTGCTACAATGAGAACTTTAGAGGAGACGATGTAGTTAAAGACACATAAATGTATAACTTTATATGTATTTATATAAATGTATTTACTTTAATGTATAAACTTTAAAGGAAACTATACATGCAAGACTTCGACGAACGAGACCAGTATGAATTCTTTCGGTGGTCTGTAATCCAGGATGTTGTCGATCTGTTCATGCTGGAGGGTCGTGATTCCATCATGGCAGACGTAGCCGAGGAGGTGGTTAAACGGCTTAACAAGGGGCAAGAACCGGCAGCAGAGGCTGTCGAATGATTGTTTTGGTGGTCTTTCTGTCTTTCATTGTCTTTTTACTTTCAGGTGACTAAATGAATCCGTGGCCTTTCCCTGCATACCCTAACCCCAAAGACCCTGGGCCTAATCGTGGCAAGCTGCCGCCATTCAACCCAGACAACGAGGAGGATGCTCCGTTATGACACGGGACGACATCATCCGCATGGCACGGGAGGCTGAGATTGACTGCGATGCGGACGGCGACATTTGGGGTAGCACCAACGGATCGTTGATTCGCTTCGCTGAGCTTGTTCGGCAGCACACGCAGATCGAGCAGATGCCAAAGTTTGAGGAGCTTGCCAATATCTTGCGCGAGAAGCAGGAGCCCGTGGCGTGGATGACGCCAAGCAAGCAGAACATTGTTGCCGCCGATGATGTTGGCGCCTCGGTTCCAAACTGGACGGACTATTACACGATCCCTCTCTACATCTTGCCGCCGCCATGCCCAACCTGCGAAGCACTGGCCCGAACTGTAATGATGGATCAGATGGGGCGCGATGCATGAGCGGTTGGCTGATCCTTTTCACCGGGGCCATCTATGCCTACGTCGCCATCGAGCAGGGCATGAAGGGTAACACCGGCATGTTGATCGCGTATAGCGGCTATGCTTTCTCTAACATTGGGCTTTACATGCTTGCAAAATGACCAGTAAATTTCTTCGGCACGTTGCCTGTGATGCCTGTGGCAGCAGCGACGGCAACAGCCTATACGATGACGGGCACACTCACTGCTTTGTGTGCAACACAACCAAACGCGGAGAATCTGACACTGTGGAAACAGTACGAGCACGAACAACGATTCGTATGATTGAGCCAACAGGCACCTTTGCTTCCATTCAAGACCGGGGCATTAGTCGTGCCACCTGTGAAAAGTATGGAGTGACCCAGGCGGACAACAGGCACTTCTATCCGTACACCAACACCGACGGCATTACAATTGCTTACAAGGTACGCGAGGTAGAACACAAAAAGTTTTCCATCAAGGGAGACTTCACAGAGGCGCGGCTATTCGGTCAAAACCTGTTCCACCAGGGCGGTAAGTATGTCACGCTAGTGGAGGGCGAACTAGACGCCCTTGCAGCCTTCCAGATGACTGGGAGCCAGTGGCCTGTGGTGTCCATTCGCAATGGTGCTAACGCAGCCCTCAAGGATGCCAAGGCGCAGTACGAGTGGCTGAACACGTTTGACAACATCGTTATCTGCTTCGATGCCGATGAACCGGGCAAGAAGGCAGCTAAAGAGGTTGCAGAACTGTTCGGGCCGAAGGCTAAGATCGTCAAACACTTGTCGGGATACAAAGACGCCTGTGACTACTTGGTTGCTGGTGCAGGAAAGGAATTCGTAAATGAATGGTGGCGTGCTGAAGCATTTGTGCCAGATGGTATTGTCGATGCTGCTTCCCTCTGGGAGTCTGTCTCAACACCCGAGAAACCCGCAGAAGCATTCTACCCCTGGAAAGGCTTAAACAGGCTATTGTATGGTATTCGACCGGCTGAACTGGTTACTATCACGGCAGGCTCTGGTCTGGGTAAATCTCAGTTTCTACGCGAGGTGCTCTATCAAATCCTTCGGTCAACTGGCTGGAACATTGGCGCGATGTTTCTGGAGGAATCGGTACGCAAAACCGCCCGTAGCATCATGTCCGTCCATGCTAACAAGATGCTGCACCTGCCTGACACAGAGGTTACAGAATCCGAGCTTAAAGAGGCGTTTGATTCGACTCTGGGCACAGGCCGCATTTATCTGTTTGACCATTTTGGCTCTCTTGAGATTGAAAACGTCATCAGCCGAATTCGATACATGGCTAAAGCTCTGGATTGTCGCGTGGTTTTCCTTGACCATATTTCTATCGTTGTATCCGGCCAGGACTCAGGCGACGAACGCAAGGCCATCGACAACATGATGACCAAACTACGGACACTGGTACAGGAACTGGGTATCACCTTGTTTTGTGTGTCTCACCTGCGCCGTCCTGTGGGCAACGCAGGGCACGAAGATGGTCAGGCGGTGTCGTTGTCTCAGCTGCGTGGCTCTGGTGCCATTGCTCAGTTGTCGGATGCGGTCATTACGTTGGAACGCAACAGCATGGCAGAGGACGAAGAAGAACGACACACTACCAAGGTGGCGGTGGCAAAGAACCGGTTTAATGGCTACACTGGCCCTGCCTGTCACTTGCGTTTTGACACTGTTTCTGGTAGAATGCTGGAAGTGGAGGAGCAGCCGTTGTGAAAGAACTATATAATCTGCTGTGGGGCGGTATCTACCAATACACAGTGTTCACTTTCGAAGACAACTTGCTAGACAAAGCCTTGGACTTTGTTGAAGACATGCGAGAGCAGGGGTTGGTTGTGCAGGTTGAAGACGTTAAATTTGAAAAAGTACGCTATGAAAAATGAAATAACTTTAAGTTACGAAGTGGCTGAACATATCTTTAGGTTAATTAACGCGTCTGTGTCTCTTGCTGAAGAATTTTTTGAAACGTCCACAGGCCCGGTTACAACAGAAGCTATAGAAAAATTACGACAGGCGATCAACAACGCATACAAAGACTAAAGGACAAAATGAAACCCGATTACCATTCAATCAACGACGATGATATGTACATCTACGACATCTTTCGTGATCGAATCGTTAAGAACCTGGGCGGGGGCTACCACCGGTTTGATACTGTGTCCGTGAGTCACGGCCAGACTGCCATGCTTGGCCTGTCTCTAAAGAATTTTCTGTGGATGTGGAAACGTTTTCAAGAACCTACAAAGGAAGAAGCATGACTACTAAAAAAGTTAGCCTTCGCCAGATGGCTGAAGACCTGGGCTATGTGAAGAAGTTTGGCAAGTATTGGGAGTACGATTATTTCTCTATGTGGGATAACTACGGAGAAGGCCCGTGCGGTACGGCTATGGGTTCTGACTACAACAACACTCCGATTACTGCCGAACAAATGAAAGAAGAATGGATTAAAGAATACGGAAACGAGGCGCAAACAACATGATGGATGTCGAGTCGGTGGTGCAGCGGCTGTTTTCATTGGAGACTAAGTACTATGACCTCCAAAACAGATACCAAGCATTGATCCACCAATATGAGATTCTGAAAGAGAAATATGAAGCGGTTAGTGCTGGACATCGAGACGGACAGCAAGCACTCTACGATACACCTAGCGGTGACGCGGGACATTGACACCGGGGAAACAATAGTATGGAAAGAAGCAAGCCGCCTTCAGGAATATATAAAGGCCGCTACATTGATAATCGGCCACAATCTAATCGCCTTCGATGGACCGATCCTCAGGATTATCTGGAATATTTCGATAAACTTGAAGAAAGTGTTCGATACGTTGATAGCGTCAAGGTTGCTAGAGCCGAGCAGAGAGCAAGGGCACAGCCTCGACGCGTGGGGAAAGACGCTGGGGAAGGAGAAGATTGACTATGCCAAAGTCTGGGAATGGATCGAAGGACGACGACAAGAGTATCCTGGAGAATGTTTTGACAAACCCCAAGAAAATCTGCTTGTTGATTATTGCATACGGGATTGTCTTGTTACTGACCGACTCTATGCTCACCTTTGTAAAGAACTGAGCAAGAAAGAGTTTAGCCAGCAGTCTATCGACCTAGAACACAAGGTAGCCTTCATCATCTCAAGGCAGGAACGTAATGGATTCAAACTCGACCTACCCTTCGCAACCATGCTACTTGCTGACATCCAAGGAAAACTGGATGAAATATATGAGTCAATGCAACAGCGATGGCCACCCTACGAAGTCCCCCGCGTCAGCGAGAAAACAGGCAAGCAACTTAAGCCGCTGCTGGTTACTTTCAACCCCGGCAGTCGCAAGCAGATCGGAGAAAAACTGATCGAACTTGGCTGGAAGCCTAAAGACTTCACTCCTACGGGGCAACCCATAGTAGATGAAAACGTGCTAGACCGAATCGTTAAGGAATGTGATGGCTAAGATTGTCGTGCCCGTCAGCGGCGGTAAAGATTCCCAGGCGTGTTTAAAACTCGCTGTTGAGGCTTACGGCACTGCCGATGTTATTGGCCTCTTCTGCGATACACAGTGGGAACATCCGTTAACATACAAGCATATCGACACAATGGAACGTATTTATCGGGTTCCTATTGTGCGTGTTACTGGCGGTTCTGTTCCTGAGAAGGTTCGCAAGTATCAGCGGTTTCCTGTGCTTAGCCAGCGTTTCTGCACAGACGAACTAAAGATAAGGGAAACCAAGATTTTCCTAAAGAACTATGCAGAGCAGAATGGAGAGACACACGTTTGGTACGGGATGCGTCTGGACGAAAGCCACCAACGGAGAGAAAGATACAAAGACAAGTTAGACCAAGAACTGTATCTTCCGCACGAAGTTCTACGAAAGTATCCGAAATACTTGGCTAAGTTGGGTGTTCGGTTTAAGATGCCCATTCTGTCGTGGTCTTCCGAGGAAGTCCTAGACATCTTGGGAGACGAAAAGAACCCGCTTTATGGAATGGGTTTTGATAGGGTAGGCTGTTTTCCTTGCCTCGCTGCTGGAGACAAACAAAAAGTAAAGTTCTTTGAGTTTGACGACTTTGGCCGCGAACAGTACAAAAAGGTCATCCTGCTCCAACAGGAAACAGGCAAGAACATGTTTACAACCAAGAAATATCAGGAAGGTAATGGTTGCTCTATCTGCTCAATCTAAACAAGAGTTAAAAGAAACAGCTACGCTCATCCGAGACTACCTGCTGCTTCAGAAGCGCATCGCGCAGATCAAGTCGTGGATTGACGAAGTAGGCAACGACGGCAGGGTACACGGCAAGGTCATCACCAACGGGGCTGTTACGGGCCGCATGACGCACAGTAGCCCTAACATGGCTCAGGTGCCTAATGCTGGTTCTGTCTATGGCCCAGAATGCCGCCAATGTTGGACTGTTGAAGACGGGAACATGCTGGTGGGCTGCGATGCCTCTGGCCTGGAACTGCGTATGCTGGCTCATTACATGCAAGACAAGGAATACACCCATGCGGTCGTTTCAGGATCGTCGAAAGACGGAACGGACATCCACACGAAGAACCAGAAAGCGGCTGGCCTACAAACGCGGGATCAGGCAAAGACATTCATCTACGCCTTCCTCTACGGGGCAGGCCCAGCGAAGATCGGCAGCATTGTTGGTGGTACTGCAAAGGACGGACAAAAACTTATTGATTCCTTCCTTGATGCGACTCCCGCGCTCAAGGCTCTACGAAATAAGGTATCCAAGTATGCAGGCAAGGGTTATGTACCGGGGCTTGATGGTCGCAAGATATGGGTACGCTCCGAGCATTCCGCACTTAATAGCCTACTACAAGGCGCAGGCGCAATTGTAATGAAGCAGGCTCTGGTGCTGTTTGACGAGAAGATCAGGCGCAACCGGTGGCCTGTAAAGCTCGTGGTCAATGTTCATGATGAATTACAATGGGAGACTTCTCCTGAGTTTGTTGAACTTACAGGGAAAGCCTGCGTAGAGTCCATTGAAGAAGCAGGGAAGGTTTTTAATCTTCGCTGCCCCGTCACAGGAGAGTATAAATATGGCAAAACATGGCGAGACACCCACTGACCGCATAGTAGTAGATGTGTTCAAAGACTCTTATCAACTCAGCCACACAGCGGGGCTAGACATCATGGAGGTGGCCACTCTGTTGTATTTGTGCCTACAAGAGATAGAAAAAACCCTCGACTCTTGCGAGGATATTCCAACTATGCTACAATAGCGTTTTGCATCGGTGGTGGAATAGGTAGACAAGGCGGACTTAAAATTCGTTGCCGATAGGCGTGAGGGTTCGAGTCCCTCCCGATGCACCATAGCCCCTGTAGCATGAAGGTCGTGCAGTTGCCTTGTAAGCATCAGGCCCTGGTTCGATTCCGGGCAGGGGCACCATTAACTTTAAGGAAAATGAAATGAGCATTTCTGAGAAACCCGTCAAAATCTCCGGTCAACTGTTCTGGTCTAACTGGATGAGCGAACTCAACACCAAGTTCAACGAAGACAACAAGAAGTACGAATGTACCCTTGGTGCTCTGTCGGACAAGGCTGTTGAGGCTCTGGAAGGTCTGGGCGTGAAGATCAAGGAAAAAGATACGATGGGTAAGTACATCGTCGCCAAGTCGAACTTCGTGTTTGAGCCGGTAGACGAAGACGGCAACCCCGTGGACATCAAGAAGATCGGCAACGGCACCAAGGCAGTCGCCATTGTGTCCAGCTACCGCCACAAGATGTCTGCCAAGTACGGCGCTGCTCCTAGCATCCGTAAGTTGATCGTGACTGAACTCAAGGTATACAGCCCCGATACGGCTCTCAACGAAGAAACGGATGATGTCCTCTAAACTGGCTTTGGTTGATGCCGACGTAATGGTTTATCGTGTCGGCTTCGCCACCGAGGATAACTCTGAGCAACTGGCTAGGGCACGGCTTGTCGAGTGGTTTACAGACATTGTGTACATCGACCTCAAATGCGATGACTACAAAGCCTGGATCACCGGCAAGTCCAACTTCAGGTACGACATTGCCAAGCATGTTCCTTACAAGGGCAATCGCAAAGACCTGAAGAAGCCCAAGCACTATGCTTACCTTCGGGACGTACTGGTTAAACGGCTACACGCAGAGGTGACAGAGGGAGAAGAAGCAGATGACGCTGTTGGCATTGCTTCTACCCTGCACCCCGATGCGTGGATCGTCCATGTCGATAAAGACCTGGATCAACTGCCGGGTAACCACTACAACCCGGTCAAGAAAGAACAATACGTTGTGACACCATTTGAGGGATTGCAGTCGTTTTATAAGCAACTGCTTACGGGTGATCGTACAGACAACATCGAGGGCATACATGGAATCGGCCCTACAAAGTCTGCCAAGATCATCAAGGGGTGTCAAACCGAGGAAGAACTATTTGAGGCTGTATGGAAAACTTATCAGAAACACAACCAGCCTATCGAAAGGCTACTGGAAAACGGTCAACTGCTATGGCTTCGGAGGGAGCCGGGACAGATCTGGTCGCCGCCTTCCAACTTGCCGGTAGCACTTGGTCAGTCCAGTTAAGCCCCGACATTACAGAGATGGGCTACTGTGACTCCGAGGCTCACGTTATCAAGATTCGCAGCAACCTCAGCGAACAGGCGCGTATGGCTACGTTCTACCACGAACTTGTCCACGCCATCCTGTTCACTATGGGTCAGACAAACCACAACGAGGAGTTTGTAGACACCTTCGGTGGTTTCATGCACCAGTTTATGAACACTAAAGAATGAAGACTTCCAGCGCAAAACAAAAAGGCCGTAAGCTACAGCAGTGGGTACGAGATAAGATGTACCAATACTGCCACGCTCTACGGCCTGGGGATGTGGAATCAACGTCTATGGGTGCCGGTGGTGAGGATGTCAAGTTGTCTCCCCATGCCCGTGACTTCTACCCCATCCAGATTGAGTGTAAGTCTTACGCCAAGTTTGCCATTTACGAAGTCTACAAACAAGCCTGTACGCACGGCACCTACGAGCCGGTAGCAATCATCAAGCAAAACAACTGCAAGCCCTTGGCTGTGGTAGATGCTGATTATTTCTTCCGCATGTTCGGGCACGAAAAGAACCCTAACGTATGAGCGACATTCAATTTACAGTAACGCATCTGCGCGACAACGAAGACGGGTCAGCAGACTTTACTTTCAATATGTCAGACGAGCAAAAGAACAACATTGTGCGGTGGGCCATCATTGAGATGCTCCGCAAAGCAATCGAAGAAGGAAAGAACCTTGACCCAGGTAAAGACAATTTGGAAGACGCCTGACGCTGAGTACCTTCTAGCGTTCATGGCCCGGGTGTCTAACCCGCACAACCAACACAACAACGAATCGGCTCCCAAGTTGCTGCGCTACCTCATCAAGCATAAGCACTGGAGTCCTTTCGAAATGGTGTCGGTATGTATGGAGATCAAGACAACCCGAGACATTGCCCGTCAAATCCTGCGCCACCGTTCCTTCAGTTTCCAAGAATTCAGCCAACGCTATGCCGTGGCAGACGACTTTGAAACCAGCGAACCCCGGTTGCAGGACGAAAAGAACAGGCAAAACAGCATCCCCGTCGAAGACCGGGAACTGTACAAGTGGTGGGAAGACCGGCAAACCGATGTACTTGCAGAGGCTAAACGAGCCTACGCCGAAGCCCTCAACAACGGTATTGCCAAAGAGGTTGCCCGTAAGGTTCTGCCTGAGGGACTCACCATGAGCAGTATGTATATGTCTGGTACGCTGCGTAGCTGGCTACACTATGTAGACATCCGCTGCGGCCCAGAGACACAGAAGGAGCACCGCGACGTAGCCCTCCTGTGCAAAGCCGAACTAGAGAAATACTTTCCTAATGTAATGGAAGCCTTTATTGGAGTCTAACATGACAGACGACAACGAATACATGAGTCACTACACTTTTGCCTATCGAAACTTCGATGAGAACAAAAGCGTAGAATTCAACCAGTCCTTCGACGACTGCGTTACCTGGCCTACTGTGCTGAATGCCTTTACTGACTTCCTGAGCAGCGTGTACGGCTACGATGTGTCAAGCAAGGTGCGCATCGAGGCCAGCAAGTATGGCATCGACCAAGGCTGGTCTGGTGGCTACTTTGACAAAGACGACGCTGATGCTCAGTTTGTAAAGAAAGCAGACCGCGACGAATTCTACAACATGTTTGATGACGGCCAAGATGAAGATTTTGCTCCTTGACATCGAGTCTGCCCCTAACACAGCCTATGTGTGGGGGCTTTTTAAACAGAACATCAGCATCTCTCAAATCGTTAACTCGTCTGAGATGCTGTGCTGGGCTGCTAAGTGGCTCGGTCAGGACACAGTAGAGTTTGCCTCTATCATGGGCGGTAAGCGTAAGATGCTCCAACGCATCCATACCCTGCTCAATGAGGCCGACGCTGTGGTGCACTACAATGGTAGCCGGTTTGACATCCCCACGCTCAACAAAGAATTCCTGTTGGCTGGTATGGCTCCTCCGGCTCCGTATGCCCAAATCGACCTGCTTCAGACCGCCCGTAGGCAGTTCCGATTCCCGTCTAACAAACTGGATTATGTCGGTCAAGCCCTCGGCGTAGGCCGCAAAGAAGGCCACGAAGGGTTTGAATTGTGGATCAAGTGCATGAACCGCGACAAGGATGCTTGGCAACGCATGGAAGCCTACAACAAGCAAGACGTTGTACTGCTTGAACAGGTGTACTTCAAGTTCCTGCCGTGGATCAAGAACCATCCCAACCGAGGCGTACACTCTGAGACTCCGCTTGTGTGTCCTACCTGCGGGTCTAACGAGGTGCGTAAGCGTGGCTTTAACGTCACCAAGGCCGGTAAGTATCAGCGGTATCAGTGCAACGGCTGTGGCTCTTGGTCTAGCCAGCGTACCGGTGCTAAGTTGGATGAACTTGTGCTGAAGGCGGTGTGATGCGAGAATGCAGCAACTGCTTCTATCGTGAGTTTGATCGCGGCTATTCTGCCTGTGTTACTTGCAGCGGCTACGCTAATTGGACTGCCAGGGACACTTACTTAAAGGAATATTTGGTGGAAGAAGACGTTGTTAACAGCCCCAAGCACTACACGCATGGCGGCATTGAACCTATCGACGCTATCGAGGCATGGGGTCTTAACTTCCGGCTGGCTAACGTGGTCAAATACGTTGCCCGTGCAGAGCACAAGGGCAGGCCGCTGGAAGACCTCAAGAAAGCCCTGTGGTATCTACAAAGAGAGATCAGTAAACGTGAGTCCAACGCTTGACGAATTAAAACAGGAACTCAAGAAACTCGATGAGGTAACACTGCTGGAGGTGCTAGACATCACCACAATGGAACTTGTCGAGTATCTTGATGACTACATTGACCAAAAACAACAAAAACTTTTTAGGACACTTTATGGCTGAAATGACTCCATACCAAAACTACATTGCCAAATCGCGCTATTCCCGGTTCCTTGACGATAAAGGTCGTCGTGAGCACTGGCCTGAGACAGTAGCACGTTACTTCGACTTCATGGAGAAACATCTGAAGAAGAAGTTTGAATATGAACTTGACCCTGCACTCCGTAAGGAACTGGAGGAGGCTGTTACTAACCTGGAAGTAATGCCGTCCATGCGCGCCATTATGACCGCAGGGGATGCACTTGACCGTCAGAACGTTGCTGGCTATAATTGCTCTTATCTACCTATTGATGATCCGAAGGCTTTTGACGAAGCCATGTATATCCTTCTCTGTGGAACCGGCGTTGGTTTCAGCGTGGAGCAAAAGTATGTCAGTCGTCTGCCAGAGATTCCGGATGCTTTGTTTGAGTCTAACACTATGGTGGTTGTTAAAGACTCCAAAGAAGGCTGGGCAAAGGCTCTCCGTCAGGTCATCGCGTTACTGTATGCCGGTGAGATTCCCAAATGGGACGTATCTGGCGTACGTGCCGCAGGAACCCGGCTCAAGACATTCGGGGGTCGTGCTTCTGGGCCAGAGCCTCTGGTTGAACTGTTCCGCTATGTGGTTTCTAAGTTCAAGGGAGCAGCCGGTCGGAAACTCACCAGCCTGGAGGCGCACGACATTCTCTGCAAGGTTGGCGAAGTGGTGGTTGTGGGCGGAGTACGCCGAAGTGCTATGATTAGCCTGTCAGACCTGTCAGACGACCGTATGGCACATGCCAAGGCCGGTAACTGGTGGGAAGGGCAGGGCCAACGTGCTTTGGCTAACAACAGCGCGGTGTACACGGTGAAGCCGGATGTCGGTCAGTTCATGCGTGAGTGGAGCAGCATTTATGAGAGTCATTCGGGAGAGCGCGGAATCTTTAATCGCTATGCTTCGGAATTGCAGTCAAGTAAGAATGGTCGCCGTAAGCTGGAGCAAGAGTGGGGCACTAACCCTTGCAGTGAGATTATTCTTCGCCCTTATCAGTTTTGTAACCTATCCTCTGTTGTTGTGCGTAGCGGCGATACTCTGGATCGACTACGGGATAAGATTCGCATTGCGACTATTCTCGGCACTTTTCAGTCCACGCTAACGCACTTCCCGTACCTGCGTAAGATTTGGCAGACCAACACAGAGGAAGAACGTCTGTTGGGTGTCTCAATGACCGGTATCCTGGATAACCCGTTGCTGAATAATCCCGACAATCCCGCACTTCCTGCTATTCTAGAAGGACTAAAAGCACATGCTGTGGCTGTTAATGCTGAGTTTGCTGATGATATTGGCATCCCTCGTAGTGCAGCTATTACCGCTGTTAAGCCCGAGGGTACAGTCTCTCAGCTTACTGGCACTGCTAGCGGTATCCACCCTCAGCATAGTCAGTATTATATTCGTCGGGTACGTTCCGATAATAAAGACCCTCTTACTGCTTTCCTGAAGTCTCAAGGGTTCCCGTCTGAGCCTTGTGTTATGAAGCCTGAGTCCACCACGGTGTTCAGCTTCCCGATGCGGGTGGAGAAGGGCGCAGTGTTCCGCGAAGACCTGTCAGCCATCCAGCACCTGCGGCTGTGGCTGCTGTTCCAGCGTCACTACTGTGAGCACAAGCCTTCGGTGACTATCAGCGTTAAAGAGACTGAGTGGCCGGAAGTCGGTGCATGGGTGTGGAAGAACTTTGACGAGATTACAGGTGTGTCGTTCCTGCCAATGGACGGCGGCACCTATCGTCAGGCTCCCTACGAAACCATCACCGAGTATGAGTACCACGACATGGCCTCTAAGATGCCCACAGGTATTGATTGGGACAAGTTCATCGAGGGTACCGACAACGTTGAAGGTGTACAACAACTGGCCTGCACTGCGGGTGTGTGCGAGATTTAATGATCTTAGTACGCTTCCGCCAGGGTATCGGCTTAGACATCGAGTACAACGACGACATCTGCCACAGGGTGGCCTATGAGGAAGACGAAGAAGGTCTTCTCATGTTCATGGGCATCCTGCTAAAGATTCCATTCTTTACAATCTACATCGGTGAATTCATAGAAGACACTGAATAAACAAAAAAGCCCCGTAACCTAATAAGTTATCGGGGCGTCTTTACATGGAAATGTGGAAAAAGATAGAAGGGTTTGAAACCTATCAAGTTTCTAGTATTGGTCAAGTGAAATCGTTACCTAATGATAAAACTAAAAAAGAAAAGATACTAAAACCTTTTTATTCACAAGGTTATCCTAAAGTACACCTTTGGAAAGAAGGAGTAAGAAAAAAGAGATCAGTGCATTCTTTAGTGGCTGATGCTTTCTTAGAAAAACCAAAACAAGAAGGTCTTGTTATAAACCATAAAAATGGAAATAAAGCAGACGCTTCTTACCAAAATTTAGAGTGGGTAACTATTAAAGAAAACAACTTTCATAGGTATCATAAAACAACAGACATAAAACAAATCTACATTGAAAAAATAAAAAGGATAATGCTAAAACAAGGTATAACAAAAGATGACCTATAAAAATGCCCCGTCGGAGCAATCCTTCGGGGCTTTATCATTTGTACTGTCTTATGCCCATACACGCATCGGTGTTGCCACCTCCACGGCATAGGGTTCCAGTACAGTACCGTCTTCTTCGTCTACCAAGCGTACATTCACATGCCAGCCAGGTAAAGCAGTCATCACAGGTTCTTCTTCAGTACCGGTATTCTTATAGATCACACCAACGGTGTCGATGTTCCGATACTTCTGTGTCTCTCCATCAAACAGCACTGCCTTGGCAGCATCTTCGGAGGAAAACTTCAAGTAATAATCCATAGTCACTCCTTAGCGTGTCAAAGCCTGTAACTGCGCGTTGGTGACACGCTGCGGGTAGAAGGCGATCTTGCGGATGGTGCCGTTGAGCCAGTTGCCGGAGCCGCTTTGATTCCCCAAAAGCATCCTGTTTACCGTGGGCACAGAACCTGACGTATCTGTGTTTTGCAGGGTGCCCGCAACAGCAAAAGCAAAATCGTTGATCTTGTACGCAATAGCCGCTTTGGAATTGCCGTTATTTGTGTTTGTATCAAAGACAGCTTGGTTTACGCCGCCAACCTGAATTGCGTAGGTTTGGTCTGTGTACGATGACAGTACCCGAGCCAGACTAATGATTCTGTTGTTTGCTGTTCCGTCATCAATTTGCAATTTGTATGGAAATTGGTTTGTTCCCGCGTATGTGATGTTTGTTTGAGCATCAACGTAAATCGTCCCCTCACTCGCGTTGTACCAGCTACTGAAGTTCGTCCCCGTCATGCTGGCGCTATCAGCAGCGCGGGTGGCCTGTGATGCCACGGTGGGGATGTAGCTGGTGGGGAAGGCTCCGGCTTCTAGCTGTGCGCCCCA